TACTATTGCCGTCATAATACCTCCTACGTACTAATATCGTCTATAAATGAAGTGACAATATCTAAGCTTGAAGCAGTATTACTTTTAGCTTTTAAATCATCACCATTTTTTAAAACAATTTTTGCTCCACCTTGAATTAATTCTATCGCAGAATTTGGTGGTACAACCACGCCTTTTGCGAGAAAGTGATCATTACTACTATTCTCAATAAATACATCTACTTCAATAGTAGAAGTAGTAACATTGCAGCATCTTATTCCAATAACCGCATCAAAGTCTCCACCATCTACTAAAAGAACTTCTGATGTTCCGACGTTTCTTTGTAAATTGTTTCTAAAATTTTGTGCCATAATTTATTCCTTTATAACGCAACAGCCATAGCAAGTGCAAATCCTGCTGAAGCTGCTCCTACTGGTGTACCCGACGCATCGAGATAAACCGTTTTATCTGCAGGCATTGTTACAAATACATCTAAAGTTCCGCCTGTAAAATTTATTTTAGATGTGTTACCTGAAGAGTTATTTATAACTGTTGTTCTCTCCAAAGTAGTTGAACCTGATAAAGTTCCAACTCCAATCTCAAACGTGTTTGTGCCTTGTTCAAAAATACAATAGTACGTAGTGTTACCTGTTCCAATACCACTGTTAAAAGTTACATTACCTTGTCCAGAAGGAATACCCGCAAGTGTGATATTACCTGTACCAGATGTTGTACTGTTTTCTTTTACTCTATCATTTATAACCAAAGCCATTTATTCTCCTATTACGATGTTATACTAATAAGCGAATCTGTTCCAGCTGGTGTACCTGAACTTGTACTTGGGAACGTGATTGTAAATGTTCCGTTTGAACAAGATTTTGTTCCACCAAAATCTAAAACAACTACCAATTTATTAGACGATGAACTGTTGTATATAACTGCATAAGCTGCACCAAAAGTTGCAGATGTAAACTGCGTTTGTGCAAAAGTCAGAGTTGCAACATTAGTTTGATTTGCAACAACAGGACTTGATAGAGTATTTCCACCAGTCGTATATCCAGCTCCACTAACTTCATTAGCTACAGCTGCATCATAAACGGTGCTTGAAGTTGAGTAAGGAGCTCCTGATCCAGCAGTGTACAAAGCTAGTTTGATAGTGTTAGCTGTGAAGTTATGAGTTCCTTTTAACAACTCTTGTGCGAATGAAAAGGGTACTACGTTTGCCATTTTTTATTTTCTCCTATTTATTTCCATAACTTGATGGTGGTTTAACATTGAGTTGAGCACGAACCTGACCATCTTCATATTCGTCTCTGCGTCTGTTCCCGATTTGCTCGAGAGCGTACGTTTCTAGAGCTTGTGCATATTCGCCCTGATAGTATTGTAACATATCTGTCGGGCCTTTCAAGTACCCATATGTATTTACTAAACATGCGTATAAAAGCAAGTCTGAATATTTGTTAGATAGATAAGTGCCTCCTGTATCCGTCGTAATTGTTGGTGGCTCTTTATCGTAAGCTAATGTGATCTCGTAGGTTTTGTCTGGTGTCGGGGCTACAACCCAAAACTCTTCGTCCCAATTAGCGTAATATTTAGGTATATCCACAGAGTTTGTGCTGGGTGTAGTATAATATTCTGCCATAAAATTAGTATCTCTTTGCTCTAGATAATGTTGATTGCCAGCAGCATCTTTCAATTGAACGTATCTTATGAATCTTAGATCTGATGGTATGGTTACGTATCTATTATTAATAATTAGATTTGATGTTGCATAGAATACACTCTGATCTGTATCTATTGCTCTATGAATTTTTAATTCTGCATTTTTAATTATTCTTTCCAACACAGTGTCGGATAAAACATTACTACTAACCTCTGTGTAGTTTCTAATATCAGTTCTTAAATTGTCTAAAGTATATGCCATTATCCGTTTACTACCTCTAATGTTACTGGTCCTGCTGAACAGTTTTCTCCACCACCTGATACACCACCAGTTGTTGCATTGCTAGTGCTTGTTACATGAAAAAAATTTATTGGTTGTGTAAGAGGATCCGTTGTTGTAGCTCCAGTAATATTACCTGAAGAATCTATTTGACCCAATGCGATCGTAAAACCATCTGCATTATTTAAATCACTTACATTATCAAATGTTGGTATATTTTGAAACTGTTGTAAATTTTTTATATCATCAGGATTAGCGCCACCTGGACCAGAGGTTGTTACATCAGGAGGTCCTCTAAATCTTACAGTCGATCCTGCAGCTCTTTGGTGATCCTCTGAAAAAACATTTACATAAGTTGTGCCGGAGTAAATAACAGATGTAAATGGATTATTGTCCAAAAGAATTAAACTTGTTTTGGATGCAGGTTGTGGTCTTGGATTAAATAGAGCTTGTGGATCAGAGCCAACCGGTTTTGGATCTAATTGTGGTTGTTTAATCTCAAATTCAGATATGTGAACCAAAGATCCATTCCATTCTCTGACCATCTCATCGTATGGAAATTTTAGACCAGATCTATCTGATATTGCATATGCATATTTTCCTGATGCGTACTTACCCATTATACTCCATCTCCATAAAATGTTTGTGGTGAAATGAAAGTA